GCAAAACAGCGTCAAGCAGTAGCAATAGCTCTCGGTACTGCTGGAAAGCCACTTCGTAAAAAATAAAATAAAACTTTTGACAATACATTAAATTTTTGCGAGAATAGTGTATAACGATTCTCAAAAAGGAGAAAACTATGACAAGTAAAAATACTTATCGTGTTGGTACCGATGGACTTGCGAATTACGCTACTCTAGCTGAAATTCCTAGTACAATTCTAGTTCAAGGTAACAATACAGTTCTACTATACCCAGGTACTTACACAGCACCTACTAATGCTGTATATAGTGACTTAGCTATCGTTGGGGTAGGCGATCGTGAAGAAATTGTTATTAATGGTGGTATGACCATTGCTAACACTTCTACTGGTACCGTAACTTTTGAAAATATTACTTTTGTTGGAGCAGATGCAAGTGCTACCGGCGGTGCTGCTTGTGTTACTAAACTTGGAGCTGCTTCTACACAGCTACACTTTAGAAATGTTACATTCTCTAATGCTGAGCATGCAGTATCTCATAATGGTGAGCGTGCTTTTGCTACTACAGTTCCACAAGTTATTCTTGATTACTGTGACGCTTCTGGTGTTGATCAAGCACTTGTTGCTAACTCAAATGTTCGTGTTAATTGGAGTGCGCTAAACACCTCAGCTAATGCTTACTTCCAGCCAGGAACAGGCGGGGGTGACCCAGTACTAACTGTTACTGTACGTGCTTCTACTTCTGGTGGCGCTAATACCGGAAACAACACCGAAACAGTTTTAGCTCTGATTTCGTAATTTAATATAAGGAGATTACTAATGGCAATGATTAGAAAAGAAGTTACAGGCATAACTGAAAACTTAAAGCTTGTAAAAAACTCTAAAATGGCTCCTAAAACTGCTCAGGGTGGAACACAACGTACTGCTTTTGAGGGTTCTAGAGATACTCGCGCTGCTGGCCCAGCAGGACCTAACCAGGTTCTAAAAAGCGCCCCAGGTTATGTAGACCAAGGAGATGTAATGATGGGTGACATTAGTCACAGTCGTTCATTTACAAAAATGGGTGCACGCGGTAGCTTAGCAGGTGCAGCTCGTGTTGCAAATGAAAATGTTACACGCGGTATGGGTGGTCGTGTAATTAAGGACATGCAATAAGATGGCAAAATCACTTTCTGGAGCTGACACAAGAAAAGGTACTACTATCGTAATTGGCGATAATCGTTATGGATTACGCGAAGAATACGATTCAGCAGTTGCGGCTGCCACAAAGCGGTACTATAAAGAAGGTGATAAGATGACTGTTAAAGAAGTAAAGAATCCCCTTCTTCAAACAGTACGCACGGATAAACCTAAGTGATAGCACCTGAGCCTTTTACTAGCTCTATGCCTAAGCTTAAGAAGAAAGTGATAAAGTCTCCACCTTACCCTAAAAAACCTAAACCAAAGAAAAAGGCGCTTTAAGCGCCTTTTTTATTTATCAATGGAAATATTTCAGATATAGCTTTTGCTACTTCTTGTGCTATTAACACATGTTCTTTTTGTGTTCCGTTTGCTGAACGAAGTTCAATATAGTGAATCCAAGAACGTATAGTTCCTTGCATATATAATCTAGAAACAGTATTACCTTCTGGTAATACAACTCTAGCTTGCTCTTTTGCAATCCCATTCTCTATTGCCCATTTGTATGCTAGTTTTGCTTCGTGTATAATTTGTTGTTGTTTTGCTTCCCACTTACGTTTTAGTTCTTCATCTGCTATTTCTATAGAATCTTGACGGTTAGTTGGGTGTTGAAGTCTAGCTTCTCTTAAAACAAAGGTTTCATCTAAGCTTCTAGGATCAGCGTAACGTTGAGAAAATTCTTGAAAAGAAAACGATCTGTGACGAATCATCTGACGAGCAATATCACGAGTAGTTTGAATTTCCATTGTAGCAGAGGCCATTTCAAAAGGTGACCAATGCTGATGTTTTATTAGATAGTTTAATAGTCTAGTAGAAGAAGTAAAATCTGTTTGAAATTGTGGATTAGATACTTTAGCACAGTAACTAATTACATCTTGTACATCTTCTAATCCTATTACTCTATCTCTAATAGGCTGTGTACAAGCAAACAATTTTACCTTTGCAATTTCGTTATAATATTTATTCAAAATTTAACCTCAGAAAAAATTTTATGTATCTTGTTTTTGTATCCATATAATAGTTATTTATAGTGTTATTAGATTTCATTTTATGTATATTTTAAAACTTAATAACTTACTGCTACAGTACTATACTTTTAAAAATTATTTTTAATATTTTATGTAAAGAGGCGCTGATATTTAGCGCCTCTTTATTATAAGCTTTGTAGGGTATCGTAAGGATTTGGCTCGTCTTTTCCAGCTGCTATTGCTATTTCACAATACTTTTTAAGATTAATAAGCTGTTCATTACGAATTAGTGTATCTTTACCTGCATTAAGATTTGAAATGTACTGTGACTTACCTTTAATAGGCAATGCTGCTATTAATTTATCTAGCGTTTTATATTCTTTTGCAAGTGCTTGTGAACGTTTAGGGCCAATACCTTCTATACCAATAATATTGTCGCTTTTATCACCTTCTATAATACGAGACAGCATAAACTCACTTGGAGTAATTTGCATATTCTCATATAAAGATGTTAAGGTTATTTCTTTACGTGAGAATATATTAAAAATAGATATATTAGAGTCTACAAGCTGAATAATATCTTTATCTGAAGATACAATCCATGTGTGGTCATACTTATGAGATACTTTCTGTGTGATATAAGCTAGTAAATCATCAGCTTCAATACCCCTAAATTTTAGTACTTCTTCATCTAGCTCATCAGGTAGTCTATTAAGCACCTCAAAAAACTCATCATACCTCTTTTGTTCTACTTCGTCTTCTGGTTTTTTACGAGTGCCTTTATAATCTTCTAAAAGACTCATACGATAGTACGACTTGCCAAAATCAAAACAAACTATAGTTCGTTTAGCCTTGTAAGATTTAGCTAGAGATTGTATAGTACGTTTAAATTCGTCACTGTATGAGTTATAGTTTGCACGTTGAATAAACCTATAGCTTACGTTATTAGCGTCAATTAGTAGTAAATTATTGTAGTCACTATAGTCTACTTGAGCTACAGCTTCTAAATCATTCCATGATTTTGTCATATATTAGTTCCTTTACTATATAAGTATATTATCACTTAATAGTTGAACTAGCAAGAATAGTTTGACTTTTTACTGCTCTAAGCCAATCATCTAGTAAAGATACTTTAAAGTTATAGCCAAAACTTTTTACTTCAATATACGAATCAATTTGAACATTGTCATTATATGCAACAAAATCTTTAGAGCGATCCCAGCGAAAGATTAATAAAGGCAGTTTCTTCATTACTTCTGCTTCTCTTAGTGTTTGTTTCCAAAAGCTATACATATCATTAGATTTAGCAGTAAGTAAGCTATTCCAATCTATTGTAGCATAGTGTTTACACTCTACTGTATAAGGAAACCAAGCTGTATCTTCTATACAAATTATATCTCCTTTCATCCATTCAAGTGCTCCGCTTAGTGGTACTCGCTTGAAGTCTTTACCAAACTCTTTAGTGAGTATCTCTGCTATCTTGGCTTCAAAACTAGCACCTTTTGCTTTACTCTTATTATAAGCCATTTAAAATCCTAACTCTATCTTCTTTAAAATATATGACTTTACTAGAGAGCTTCTAACAATATCATCTGCTTCAAATTCAACTTTATCAAACTCGCCCATTTCTTTAAGTATTTTCATAAAATTTCTTAATCCAAGCTTATCAGATTCTTTAGTAAAATCAGTTTGTCTATAGTCTCCACAAAATATTATTTTGGTATTATTACCTACTCTAGTAATAATACTATCTAGCTCATGAAATGTCATGTTTTGACACTCATCTACAAGAATAATACTATCATTTATAGTTCTGCCTCGTATGAACGAGGTAACTTCAAAAGATATAGCTTGCTGTTGTTCTAACGATTCGTACGCAGTAGAAACAGCAAAAAGCTCCTCACAAATACCTTTGTAAGGAGCTTTATAAACTTCTACTTTATCTTTGTCATCACCTTTTAGAAATCCAATATCCCTAGAAGGAACTGCCGATCTCATAATAACTAGTCTTTTATAAAAATTAGAAGGATCTAATACTTCTTCTAAACCAAATGCTAAAGCTAAAAACGTTTTTCCAGTACCTGGATATCCATTAAGTACTAAATTTCTATTATTTCTATATGCTGCCTTTGCTATACTTTGATTAGTAGTCATAGGCTCTATCGTAGCTAGATCGTCTATTCTTACCTTTTTTAGTGTTCGTTCCACTATTGTTTCTTTATTTTTTATTGTGCTTCTTGCCATTTAAAACCTTTCTCAAGAGCTAGTAGTATAACTCATGAGTTCAGTATATCCGCCTACATAAATATTATCAATAAAAATCTGTGGAACTGTATGAGCATTGGGTACGTTTTCTAAAAGTTGTGCTTTGGTCCAGGTTTTTTGTATATTACGCT